TTAATAGGAGACTAATTAATGCCTAGACAAAATGGCGGACTCATTGGTAAAAGAAACGTAACTTCTTTTGGGAAGTGCACTGTTACTAGCCATACTTCTACAGGAACAAAAACTTTTCAACCAGGAACTAGAACTGTTGAAACGTTAATAATTTCAGGTGGAGGAGGTGGTGGACCTTCAGCTGGTGGTGGGGGTGGAGCTGGAGGTATGACATTATTTCCAGGTTTAAATCTATCAACAAATTCTGCAGCAGTAACAGTTGGTGGTGGTGGAGCTAGTACACCTGCACCTAATAGGTCTAATGGGTCAAATTCAAGTATAGTTACATTATGTGGAACAATTAGTACATGTGGTGGTGGAACACAAGCAGCTGATGGTGGATCTGGAGGAGGTGCACCAGGAGGTGGAGGTTCAGGTGGATGTGGAGTATGCGGTCAAGGAAATGATGGAGGAACAGGTGGTGAATTTTTTAATCCAGGACCCACAGGTTTTAGAGCTGCTGGTGGAGGTGGTGGTGGTGCTGGTGGTACTGGAAGTAATTTTACATCAGGAAATAATTGTGGAACAAAAGCAATAGGTGGAGTAGGTGGAGCAGGATTAGCGAATAGTATTACAGGAAGTCCAGTGGTTTATGCTGGAGGTGGAGGTGGTGGTTCTTATATTAATGCCACTCCAGGACCTGCACACCCAGGTGGTGGAGGTGGAGGTGCAGGATCACCTACATCAGCTCCAACATCTGGTGATCATCCTGATGCTAGAGGATCAGCAAATACAGGTGGTGGCGGTGGTGGTGGAAGACACCCAGGTAGTGCTGAAATTACTGGTGGACAAGGTGGATCAGGTATTGTCATTACAAAAGAATTAAATAAAGCAAGTGGTGTATGGAATTTAAAAAGTCAACTTAGAGCGTTGCAACAAGGAACATGGCCAAAATTATTAATATCATATGATCTAGATTATTTAATTGTTGCAGGTGGTGGAGGTGCTAGTTCAGGTTTATCTGGAGGAGGTGGTGCTGGGGGTTATAGAGCTTCTGGATATGGACCTTCTCCTTTAAGAGGATCTACGTTAAGTTTTACAAATGTAGAATCTGGAGCATCATATAGTATAACTGTTGGAGCTGGTGGAGCTGGCAATGCAAATAATGGCCCAGTTGGTGCTAGTGGTGGAGATTCAGTTTTTTCAACTATAACATCTGCAGGTGGTGGAGGCGGTGCAGGAGTTAATAATAATGGAGCAAATGGTGGATCTGGTGGTGGAGGTGGAGGCTTTAATGCTGGTTCTGGAGGTTCTGGAAATACTCCACCAGTAAGTCCACCACAAGGAAATAATGGGGGAACTGGTGAAGGACAAACAGATTCTAGATTTGGTGGTGGCGGTGGAGGTGCTGGCGGTGCTGGTACATCTAACACCAGTGGTGCTGATGGTGGTCCAGGCGTTCCAAATACAATTTTAGGACCAGATACTACGTATGCAGGTGGTGGAGCAGGTGGTGGTGCACCTAACTGTGCTGCAGTTAACCCAAATTCTAACGGTGGCCCTGGTGGAGGTGGTGCTGGAGGAATAGGTATAGGTCAAGACGGAGGATCTGGAACTGCTAATACTGGAGGTGGAGCTGGAGGTGCTGGTCCAGGTGTTTCAAATCCAGGAGGAACTGGTGGTTCAGGAATAGTAGTTATTAGAGGACCAAGTGCTTTAACATTTGCAGGATCTCCTTGTGCAGCATTTTGTGGATCAACTCATCCAGGCGGTGATAAGATAGCTAAATTTACAGCCTCTGGTACGTTGACAATAAGTTAATAATTATACCCCTTGAATTTTTTAAAAATAATGGTATAATATAAGTATATGAATTTAACAAATTATTATTGGTATTTCCAAAGTGCAATACCAGAAAGAATATGTGATGACATTGTTAAGTATGGTAAATCTTTACAAGATCAAATGGCAGTCACAGGTGGTTATGGAAACAAACCATTAAATAAAAATCAAGTAAAAGATTTAAAAAAGAAAAGAAATTCTAATATTGTTTGGATGAATGATAGATGGATATATAAAGAAATACACCCATATATTCATCAAGCAAACGCAAATGCTGGTTGGAATTTTCAATGGGATTTTTCTGAGTCTTGCCAATTTACAAAATATACTAAAGGTCAATTTTATGATTGGCATTGTGATAGTTGGGATAAACCTTATATAAGAGAAGGTAATGATCCATCAAATGGTAAGATAAGAAAACTATCTGTAACAGTTACATTATCAGATCCAAAAGAATATAAAGGTGGTGAATTAGAATTTGATTTTAGAAATTTAGATCCTGATAAACCTAATAAAAAAATTAAGTGTAAAGAAATATTACCTAAAGGAAGTTTAGTAGTATTCCCCTCGTTTGTATGGCATAGAGTATGCCCAGTAAAAAAAGGCTCAAGACATAGTTTAGTTATATGGAATCTTGGTTGGCCATTTAAATAAGGAGAATATGAAAAAGAAAAAAACTAAGAAAAAAATATTAGAGTATCCTAAACAATTAAATTTAGAACAGTATTTTGCATGCCCCATATGGTGGGCTGATGAACCTGGATTTGTAAATAAATTAAATAAAGCATCTGATAAGTATATAGAAGAATCTAAAAAAAATTTAAAAAAAACTATCAGTGAAAGAAATAAAAAATTTGGTGATAGGGGTGATATGGGTAATGTGTTTCACTCAACATCTTTAATTGGTGATCCTAACTTTAAACAATTACAAGATTATATAGGTGCTACATCTAATAATTTATTAATTGAAATGGGTTTTGATTTAACAAACTATTCAATATTTATTACAGAGATGTGGGTACAAGAGTTTGCTAAAAAAGGTGGAGGGCATCATACATTACATACACATTGGAATGGGCATATGTCAGGTTTTTATTTTTTAAAAGCTAGTGAAAAAACATCTATGCCAATGTTTGAAGATCCAAGACCAGGTAATGTAATGAACCTTTTACCAGAGAAAGATAAATCAAAAATTACTTATGCATCTAGTCAAGTGCATTATAAAGTTAAACCAGGAAGACTAATGTTTTTTCCCTCGTATATGCCTCATCAGTATATTGTTGATATGGGTTACGAACCATTTAGATTTATACATTTTAATTGTCAGGCAATACCAAACAGTGTATTAAATGTCTAAGCCTAATAACACTATGAAAAGAGCAGTTATTCAGGCTACTTTAGAAACTAATACAATAAAAAATAAACCAGACTATATAAAAAATTTTATAAAGTTAAATAAAAGATTAATAGGAAAAAATATAATTAAAAATGTCATTTCAAAAAAATAAATATACAGTTATTAAAAAAGCAGTATCAGAAGAATTAGCAAATTTTGTTTACAAATATTTTTTAAATAAAAGAAACGTAGCAAGATTTTTATTTGATCAAAAATATATATCACCATTTACAGAATACTTTGGTGTATGGAATGATGAACAAGTTCCAAATACATATTCACATTATAGTGATATTGCAATGGAAACTTTATTACAAGAAGTAAAACCTGTAATGGAAAAACA